TATAGCAGAAATACCCGCCTCATCAGCTTCAAGTTTTGGTACAGTTGAGTACTTCCTTTCCATTTCAACTTCCTTTTTTAGAATATAATTAGTAATTTTTCTCTAAAAGAGTTTATATAAGTTTGCCATTTGTAGTACAGGTTAGTTTGTAGATGAAGTAAGTTCTAGACATATTCTATTCCCCAATAAAAACAGTTCTTTTTAATTATTATACTGTTTTATGAGGTAGTTTTAGGTGTTAATTCCTGTTCTATGTTATGCAGCATCAAAATATCTTCAAAGATTTCTTGGTGCAAAGATTCATCTGAAACATATAGTTTAATTATACTTAAAACATCAGTATAGTTTAGGGAAATAACATCTCCCATAGGTCCAATTAGTAATTGACTACGTACCTTTGAATATAAGTTGATTAACTCATCATACTCTTCTGGCAATTCAACCCAACAATTTTCACAAGGAGGCTCCTTATCTTTTTCCTCATGAATTCTTATGCAGTCCTTACAGTCTACTTTTGTGAATTGCCATCCAAACCATTTTTTAGTGCTTCTTTTTGTGCTTCTGATCTTGCCTGTTCAATTGTAGCATTCTTTTCAGTTAGCTGTTCGAGACAAGCACTAACAAACTTAACAAAATCAAGAGAGCGCATCAACTTAGTTTTACCTATAGCATTGCATTCTATGGGTTCTCCATCAAGTTCAACTTTTTCCCAAGAAATAATACAATATTGAAAAGTGAGTTTCTGAGCTAGATCTTCGTCTACTTCTTTTACATCAACTAGTTGTCCTCGAATGGGCTTTCTGGTTTTCGTAGTTGTCTTCTTTGTAATGTTGTTTGATTCATCTACTGAAAGTTCTCGAAGACAAACTCCACCTAACTCTTCATTACTTGGATCAAAGTAGAAAAATGTTCCTTCATTCTTTATGCTAAAATTTGCCATGATCACATCCTCTCAAAAAGGGTTTCTAAAATAGTTTCTACAAATTATGCAGCTATCGTAGTGAACGTTTTGTCAATACCATAAGTTTCCGTTAGTTCAGAATCTGTAGTTCTTGCAACAGCTCTGTAGTGATAAGTAGTCTCAGGAGTTAAACCTGTAAGAGCATTGTCAAACAATCCTGTTTCATCCATGTTATTTTTATCAGCAGAAGTATCTGAACCGTACTCATCCGTAGTACCATACTCAAAGTAGCAATCAACATCCGCTTCCTCACCAAGACTGGTAAGATTACCAAGCAGAGTTACTGTTTCATCAGCTACATCAATATCACCTATTGTAGCAACAGCAACTTGAGTTGTGCTCGTACTAAATTTCATTCTTCCACTAACTTTTAAGGTATAATTTATTGTAACTATACCTGCCTTATCACAACCAACTTCATCTGCTTTTGTAACTGTGCAGTATGATGGATGAGCTGTGTTTGGATCTGGAGAGTAGTATTTCTCATCTTCCAGATCGACATACAATCTGATGTCAGTTAACTCTTCTGCATTATCATACGCATCTTTTAACACCTGTTGTCCTGCATCTACATCCTGTAAGAACTTACCACTCATAGTGATTTCTCCACCTTCACTCTGCAGTGGGGCGAAAGACTTATCCTCATCACCAAATTCGGAGTCATCGTTCAAATCACGAGTAGATCCACCATAATTCCAAGTAGCCATACCACAAACTACTAAATCACCAATCGCAACTTTTCCCTTATATCCAGGTTTACCGGTCGTGCTCGACATATTATGTCCTTTCAATAAAAATTGTTATTTACGTTGTTTTTTGAATTACAAATCTATATTGCATCATAAAATCCCAAACTTTCTTTCCTTCCACCTCCCACCTGTTTAATGCTGCACCAGGTTCTCTTGTAAGACTTACTGATTCGTAGTTTTCGATTGGAATATCTACGAAATCAAATGAATCTTTTATAGCTTGAAACAAATCACATGCTTCTCCGGAATCACTAGAAGAAGAGTATATGTTAAACTGAATCAAACAGTTCTCATCGTTCTCAGTAAATGTCCATTCAGAACTATCAGATATCAATCTCATTACCACATAAGGAAATACAGCTTTTGAAGGAGCATCTGTGTTGTAGATATCTGTAACAGCAATCTCCTCACTCTTAAAGTAATTGTAGATAGCTTGAAACAACTGTTTCATTCTTTTTCCACTCTAAAAATAAATGAAGCTTTTGGAAATCCTTTACATCCTCTAACCCAACAACAATTTCTTTCGTATGGACAATTCATTTTTCCTGTTTGATAACAAGGTTCGCAACCTTCTTGAATCTGAGTTCTACGAACAAAAACTACTACTCCCGAGTTGTTATCATGTCCTTCCACCTGTAAATATTTCCTTAATCTTACTCCAGCACTGCTCTAGGGCTGGTCTTAGAAAAGGTTTAGGTTGTGTACCAGGATGATGCACCACTTTTACAGGATGATCTGCTCCTGGCCAAAACAATGCTTCCTTTGTATCAGGTTTAATTAAATGCGGCTTTGATCCTAGCTCAACTATTAGACCATATTCTACATTAGTTCCAACTATCGCAACATCTCCCTCCACTTCATGCGTAATGCTTCTAGCTAGTTTACCTGTTCTTCTTGGACAGATTTGTTTAGCTGCCCTCTCTACTTCTATAGCAGATAGTTCTAAACACTCATGTTTACGTCTCCCTATCTCGTTAAGAATATCATCTGTATTATCTTCAATTCTCATTACTCAAATATCCCAAGCTCAATTTTTAGATATCTATCAGCTTCATCTAAGTTAACTATGTTAAGTATCTCGTAAGTTTTCTCATTGTAGCTTATTCTGTCCTCTTGAACAATATCGACTACTGAACAGTACATGTTACAAGCTCTTACTTTTCCACTCTTCCCAACTTCAGTTCGTTCTGATCCACTTGTCCACTGTAACCTACAAGGAAGATCCTCTATGTGAGTAGTTACAACTTCTGTTGAACCTAGAGCTGTATTAGTAGAAGTAACTCTTAGAACATCAACTGTTTTGTTAAATAAGTGGGTCATTTATCATTTCCACCTTATAAAATCAATTTGTACCTATCTAGCGCTGGTTGTGCTGGATTATTTTCTTGTGCCTGATACTTTACACCACGCTAATCTTTATTTTCTTCTTTAGGTAGTCTTTTAGCAGTTTGTCAGCCTCTACTACTCCAGTTAAATTCATCTCTTTAGAGTAGCTGTAATCACCCAAACTTTCACTACTAAAACTAACTGAATATCGAGCATATCTAGTTGGATCATTCTCAGCTTGTACTAATATTATAGCTGCTCTCTTAATTGCAGGAGGAGTAGTAGCATATCCCATCGTCCCTGTAATCTTAACGTTTCCTAAGCCCTTTGAGAACAAATCTTTGCTATCAAGTAGTTCAGAAAGTAGAGTAGAAGGGATTTCTGCTGTGTTTGCATACACAAAATTCTTATCATACAACCAGTAATCACTTGGAACTTCTACATCAAAGATTTCCACTTTCGTAACCAATAAGATGTTGGCATTTAGTCCCAGTGATATTCTATCTTTACCATTGCCGTCTAATGTTACCACGAAAGCCTTAGTATAAAACACATCTTTGGTTAGTTTTTCGATTAGCTGCTCAGCTCGATTGATTGCATCCTGTTTATCTTGTAAGCTTTGTTCATCATTCCAGTTGTCAATATCAGCAGCAGAGATGTAGTTGCCTGTAGTATCAGCTTCTTCATCTTCTTCGATGGGATCGTAAACAGTAAACGAAGCTTTCTCTCCAGACCCCTCCCAAACAAGTAATTTGATGTAAAGTTGTACTTGATACTCACCAGATTGATCAAGATCATCTTCTTGTGTTACATAATAAACAGTTTGATTATCATCATCTAACTCTCCATCCCACTCTCCTGTAGTACCATCTGGCTTCTGATACTTAATTACCAACTCCTCAGCAGATGAGATATCTGTACCAGCATCTAACTCAATTCTTGTACCTACATCACCTTTGTATACTTTACTCATTTCACATCTACCTTAGAATCAAGACTAATTGTTTTGTTAATGTTTGAGTTCTTACTGGTCGTTCTGTTTATACCTGAATCCAATTTCACTCCTACACAAACATCGGAAGCTCCTTCAATTGTAGTACAGATATTTGAATCTAACTGTGTTGTTCTGTTAATATTTGATTCAAGTTCTATTCTTTCAAAGATAAGAGAACCAATTTCCTCTGGATACAATAAACTAGCAGATAAGCTAAGTGCCTCAAGTTCAACTAAGCAATCTATTTCTAATACTGGTTCAACTACATCTGCACTTATCTCAAATGGAGTGGCAAAGATATAGATGATAGTTTTAATTTCTGGACTGGGGAGTGTAAGTGAAACTTCAAGAGGAGATATACTCACTGAAGAATCTATTTTTACACTTGGAAGCTCCAATGTGCTCAGAAGATCTAAGCTTACTACTGTAACTAAAGTTTCTATTGTTAAAACTGGTGAAACCAGGTTAGATAGTAATTCTAATACTACAGGATTAACAAACTCTTCTTCTA